GTGTTCCCACGCGTCAATGTTGTGGCTGGTCAGATCAACCCATTCATCAACCCAGATGTGGTCGATGTGATCCGTGTTGCCACCGGCAACGCGATCAAGTTCCCACGAGCCACGGCTCTTGGAACGGCGACCGCTCCTGGCGAGGCTGGCACGATTGTTGAAAGCGACCCAACGATGGGCACGCTTCAGTTGACCCCTGCCGGCTACAAGATCCTTGTACAGGTTTCGGATGAACTTGTGCAGGATGCGGCCTTCGACATCGCTGCGTTCATTGCGGACGCTGCTGGTCAGGAAGTTGCAATCGCTCACGGCGCAGCCGCTGGTACGGCCGTCGTGAACGCCGCTGGTTCAGGCGTGACCGGCGCGACCTTTGTTCCGACCTATGCGGAACTGGTCTCGCTTCAGTACGCTGTGAAGCAGCAGTACCGCTCGGCCGCGAAGGCTGGTTGGTTGATGTCCGATGCGACCCTTGGAACGATCCTTGGAATCACATCGTCCAGCCTCCCACTCTTCCAGCCAGGTGGTCAGGGTGGCGTTGATCGCCTCCTTGGCAAGCCTGTCTACACCGCTTCAGGGATTGCTGACATTGCTGACAATGCCAAGCCAATCCTGTTCGGTGACCTTGGTCAGATCAAGACCGCTCTCGTCGGTGGCATCCAGGTGGATGTAAGCCGCGAGTACGCGTGGAACCTTGGCCTTGTTTCGTACAAGGTCACCGTTCGTGGCGCAACCGGCCTTGCTCAGGCTGATGCCGTCAAGTACTACGCCTGCAACTGATCCGTCAGTAGCAACGCATAGTTCGTGGGGAAGGGGAGTCGCTTCGGCGGCTCCCCTGAACCGCAAGTAAGGAGATCAATGCTCGTTCGACTTTGCAAGCGACGCGGCGAATATCCGTCCGGCTCAATCGTTGACCTGCCACAGGCAGAGGCGGAGAGCCTGATTGGGTTTGGCTTGGCTGAGGCTGTTGCAGATGTCGACGCAGAGGCACCAACGCGGCTCGTAGAGCGAGCGAAAGTATCAAAGGGCATGAGGACTGCTACCATCTCGCAATCGGAGCCTAGCGTCGCTCCTGAAGGGGAATAATGCTGAGCAATGGGCAGGTCACGATTGGCACCACCGCAACCCTGATCACGACAGGTGTAGTCGGTGCTTCGTGGGTGAACCTACACATGAGCGGCAACACAACTGTCTATGTGGGTGATGCAGCCGTGACCACCTCCACCGGTATGGAACTGCACAAGGGAGTCACCGTAACGATCTGGCTGCCAGAGGCTGACAAACTCTACGGCGTAGTAGCGTCATCAACACAGGTACTAACCTACCTACATACAGGAGGCCGCTAATGAGTTATGCATCCCTCTCAGAGTTCAAGGCCGCCGTGGGGATCACCGATAACACCGATGACACCGCGCTTCAGAATGTGCTGGACGCAACCGACACGCTGATCGATCTCTACTGCGACCGCAAGACAGGATTCGGCACAGCGTCAGAGACACGCTTCTACACGGCTGAGGACTACGAGTATGTGTTGACTGATGATCTCGTCAGCATCACGACGCTCCAGACAGACGATGACGCGAACGGAACCTACGAGACCACTTGGACGGCTGGCACTGACTATGTGCTGGCTCCGCGCAATGCTGCGCTAGATGGCTTCCCTTACACCGAGATCGATACGAGCGTCACATGGCCGCGCAACTTCCCTAAGGATGTCTACCTTGGCGTGAGGGTGGTCGGCGTGTTCGGCTTCCCATCGGTACCGGCTGCGGTCAAGCAGGCTGAGATCATTCAGGCTGGCGCTGTCTGGAACAGCCGCACCGCACCATTCGGCGTGATCGGATCGGCTGACCTTGGCGGCATCCTCCGCATGAGCCGCGCTCTGCACCCAGAGGCTGCTCTTATCCTTGAGCCGTACCGCAAGCGCAACGGCTTGGCGCGATGACCGACCTGACCATCCTTGATGCCATTGCTGCACGCCTAGAGGCGGTCACTCCGCCAACTGGCTACGCACTCCGCAACGCATACGCCACGCCACCTGAGTCTCTGCCGGTCGTACCCTGCGCGGTGCTCTTCCCAGGCGGAGACCAGATCACCGTAGGCAACGGCAACCGCACGACGGTGCTGACGGTCAATGTCGTGGTCTACCTGCTTCCTATCCCACGGATGGATGAGAAGTACCGTGACCTCTACACCTGGCGCGCTTGGCTCCGCACTGCATTCGATGGAGCGGTGACCATTAGTGGAAACGCGGTTCAGGTCGCAGTCACTGGTACTACACTCGGCACAGATACATACGCTGATCAGGACTACCTGACGGTGCAGGCACAAGCGGAAGTGACCGTCTATGACACGGTCGCCTTCACCGCGTAGAGCAAGGAGATCGAGAGATGGCAACAATCGGCGCAAAGGCTCTGACGCGAATGGCTATGGCATCGCAGTCAGGATTCGGTACGGCCGCATCAATGGGAACGGCAACTGGCGAGATCGTCTTCACGGAGACACTTGGCGCGCTCGACTTGGGCGTGACCGTTGACCTTGGCGATACCACCTCAGTTGGTAAGCGCACCGCCATTCAGGCTGGGCGACCAACGATTACCGGCAAGGCCCCAGTCCTCACGATTCAGGAAGGTCCTGCATCACTCCGAACCCTTCCGCTGATTCTTGATGCAATCGGCGCGAGCACTTCAGGCACGGCTTCGCCGTATACCTGGACTTGGTCGCCAACGCAGGGCGATGTTGACACGCTCGTCTTCTATTCGTTCCTTGTGACCGACGGCGTACAGAAGTATCTCGTCAAGGATGCAGCCCCAACCGAGATCACATTCTCGGCAGATGCCACATCCCTGCTACAGGTTGGCGCAACCTTCGCGGCGACCACCGTTGAGTCATCGGCTCTGGCATTCGCTACGGCGCTTCCAGCGCAGCCAATGATGGCTGGCCGCTTGATGAAGTTGAGCACCGATACCAACTTCCCAGACAAGAGCGGCACAGGCGCGACTGACTTCTCCAGCGTGATGAACTTCAACCTCTCGGTGCAGACTGGCGTTGGAATGGTGACGGCGCTTGATGGCAGCCTCACGGCAGCCACAGCGGCTCTGACCGGCGTGCTCGATGCGACGCTGACCTTCACGGTCATTAGCAACAGCGCAGCGACCACCTCATTCCCAATCACTGACATTGCGACGCAGAAGTACCTGCGCCTCTACGGCACGACTTCTGATAACTACGGCGTGTGGATTCTCGGCTCGTGGGAGATCGAGAATGTTGTGCCGCTTCAGGCGGACACCGACGGCGTGGTGATGAACGAAGTCACCTGCCGACTGGCGTATGACACGACCTCAGGCAAGTCGCTTGAGATCATCGTTGATTCGCCGCTCAACGCAGCGCCGTAAATAGCAGCGCCATAGGGCGCTAGGAGGGTTCAATGGCCGACAATCGGAAAGTCACCCTAGAGGGTGACTTTGCCGGATGGTACGCAGAGGTGCGCGGAAGCGTCACCGCTCGACTAATGCTTGACCTAGAGTCAGGCACTCCGAGCCGCGTACTACCGGCATTCGCTGGGATCGTGGTCTTGCATAACTTCAAGGGATTGGATGGCGAGCCAGTGGCAGACATCCTTGACGCACCAGTCGAGGCGCTCGTCGCGCTGATGACTGAATGGGCGAAGGGGAACCGACTGGACCCCAAGTAAGGCTCGCTGCACGGCGAATGGCGATGGGTCACTCCATCGCTCCACCGGCGGAAATCATCTTCCATATCCTTGGACAGAAGTTTGGGATGTGGCCTTCCCAAGTGGCGAGCCTACCGATTGAGGAGGTTATTCAGGCGTGGGAACTCCACGCCGAGATGCAGCCGAAGGGTAAGTAGATGGCAGTCAACGGTCTTGAACTAGAGATCCAGGGCGATGTGCGGAAGCAGACCGAGGCGCTCCAGAAGGTCTTCCTAGAGTCGCTCGGCTGGAAGGGCGTTCGCAAACTGGAGCAGTTCGCCACCGTGAACGCTGCTCGCGCACTCGCGCCATATGTCCGCGATGCCGCTCCTGTTGACTCCAAGGGTCTCGCCAAGAGCGTGCGTGGCCGTCGCTCTAAGATCACACGCCCAGGTGCGGTGGTCGGTCCTGTCGGCGGCAAGAAGGGCGCGTGGTATTCGTGGCTGGTAGTGAAGGGAACCAGACCGCACACCATCCCAAAGATCACGGCGCGCAACCTGTTCACCACGCAGAAGGTCATTCAGCACCCAGGAACTCGTGGCGATAACTTCGTAATCAAGACGGTAGAGCGTAAGATCAGGGTAGGTCAGGACGCGATGGCGAAGACCATCGTGCTGCTGATGACCGATGTCGCCAAGCGCAACAAGGTGCTCGGTCTAGAGATCGAGTACGCCAACGGCACGGCGACAAAGTTCCAGCAGGAAGAAGCGCTGCGGAAGTGGAACAAGCCTGACTTCGTCGGACCACTCACGCCATTACAGGCTGAGGGTAAGCGCCGCCGAGAGGCGACGGATAAGGTCAAGGCAATCGCACACACGGCACGAGTCCGGCAACTACGAGCAGATGCTCAGGTGTTTGGCATCTCTCCGAATATGTCTAACCTGCGCGCAGGATAGGAGTAAGCAATGGCTAATGTCGCAGTCAACGCAACGATCAGCGCACGAGACGCTGCGTCTGGAAATATCAACAAGGTCAACAAGAGCCTCAAGGCGCTCCAGATTGGCTTTGGTGCAGCGGCTGCGGCTGGTGCTGTTCTCGGCAAACTCACCCTAGATGCAGTCAAGGCGGCCGTAGATGACGAGATGTCGAATGCGCGGCTCAATGCTGCGCTCAAGGCTCGCGGACTCCTGACCGATGGACTCAGCAAGGCGATCCAGCGACAGACTCTAGAACTCGCCGCGCTCGGCATTACTGATGACCAAGTGCGTGCCGGTATTGAGGCAGGCAGCCGATTCTTCTCGGATCAGGAAACGATCCTCAAGGCGAACGCTGTCGCGGCAGATGTGGCTGCGGTCACAGGTGCTGACCTAGCAGAGGTCATCCAGACTATCGGCAAGGCGACACAGGGTCAGACGCGTGGCCTCCGCGCACTCGGCGTGCAGACGAATAAGGGCGCGACGGCGCAGGAGATCTTGACGGCTATCTCGTCCAAGTATGGCGGCGTGGCTGAGGAGATCGCCAATACGACTGGCGGAAAGTTCTTATCCGCGCAGGTTGCACTCAACGAGAAGATGGAGGAGTTCGGCTACAAGTTGCTTCCTGCCGTAAACGCCGCACTGGACTTCTTCACGCAGACCGTGGCTCCGCTGGTCATCGGCGTGCTAGAGAATATGGGCGCTGGTATCGGTCGCGTGATTGACAACCACTTCAATCCGTTGATGGATGCGATTAAGGAAACTGGAGACCTGCTCGGATTCACCTTCTCAATCGACCAGCAGCAGTATTGGGATAATGTTTTCAGTCCAATCACCAGGGGCATTGATGCCGTTACGACCGCAGTAGAACTATTCAATGAGGCGTACAAGTTGTTCCTGCAACTGACAGGGCAGTCGATTCCAGTTCCGCTCACTGAGACTGCACCTGGCTATACGGTTGATCCAAATACCGGTCGCACGATTCCAATCAGCGGTGGCGCAGGTTCAACATCTACGACCGTCACGGTCAACATTGGAACGGAGAAAGTTGACACCGTAGTGGCGAACTCACTTCGCCGCATCAAGCCTGGCCGTAATCAGTAATGGCGAATCCATTCAGCCTGATCGTCGCAGGAGTAGATAGCGGCGCTAACCTGCTGGATCTTCCAGCACCGAGCGCCACGACTACGCCGTATGTCGAACTGGGCAGCCTGAGCATCTCAATGTCTGGCGACGGCTCTGCCGGAGGAATGAACTTTGTAGTCATCCAGCCGAAGACTCCAGTCGGCGGACCGTGGTGGAAGTCTGGCAGCGTCTACGACAACGCGCGCGTCCAGTTCTTTGACAGCCGCTATAGCGCCTCTGTGCCAATCTTCCTTGGCTTTATCACCAACATTGAAGGCGAACTGCTAGAGAACGGTCTTGGCACGCGTGCCACCGTGCAGGCGGCTCAGGCTTCTGCGTGGCTCCAGAGCACCATCGTTCGCAACGGCACGACAGGTATCCGCGCGACTTCGTTCGTGGACTCGTTCACCATCGGCTCATCAACATCGACCGACCGCGACATCATCAACGGCTTGCTCGCTCGCGTGTACACGCAAGTCAACGATGCGACCACGCGCCAGATCCTAGACACGAGCGTGATCAGCGGCTCTACGCGCGCGATCTACACAGGTTCCGCGCAAACCATCGGCAAGCAGACCTTCAAGGCGACCACACTCCAGAGCGCCATTGATCAGGTGGTGGAGGAGTCTGGCGGCTTGGCAGCAGTGCAATACCGCTTCTGGGTAGATAACAGCGGCCGCCTCAACTATGGTCCAGTCACCGCAGCGCCGATCGTAGCGACGGCTCCGGCAGAGATCGTGACCGATCCTGCAAGCGTCCAAACTGGCTCAACTGGCGCAGCCACTCGCCTACTCGCACGCGATCTTCGCGTCAATCTCGATCACGACAATATCGTCAAGGGCATCTTTGTGATGGCGGACTCGGCATATGCGCGCTACGACAGCAATCAGACCTGGCCGACAGCGCCGACCAACGACCCATACTTCCGCACCTACACAGGAACCTACAGCCGCAACGGTGCTGGACTTGCAAGCCGCAATGGTCCTCTGCCACACGAAGTCTTCAGCGCGCCGAAGATCATCAAGAAGTCAGACCGTGGCGTAGACATCGGCTCACTCGCACGCGCAACAATGACCAGCCGCGCGCAACCGCGCCGCACCGTGACATTCACGGTGGCAGGGGCGAATCTCGCGCAGACCTCAGCGCCGGACTGGGAGTACGGCTACAGCCAAGGCTACGCCTACAACGGCTCAACCTATGACCTCATCAAGGCGTGGATTCCAGGGCAGTATGTCAAGGTCACCGCGCCATCTCTAGACTTGTCTTCTGCGATTGTGTTTGTGGCATCCGTCACAATGCGCTTCGCACAGGGTGGTCAAACCTATCAAGTCCAGTATGAGATTGAGGCGGACTTCCGCCGTCAGTATCTGAAGGGGCTGCGCGGCCTCATTCAAGGAGAGTAAGCGTGGGCAAGTACGGCACAGACCTAACAGGATTCGGAGCCTTTGAGGGCGGCGTAAACGCCGACAAGGGCGCGCCGCTCGTCAGCACATCGAGCGACGGCGAGACCGCGCTGCTCTTTGGTCCTGCCGCGCTGCGCGAGATTCAGGCAGGCGTGGCAAACGGTGACTTTGCCATTCCGCCGGATGCAGCAGGCGACACGATCACCGAAGAGAACCCTCTGCCCTACTGGACTTGGACTCCTGCAACTGGCATCACGGCGGCAATCGTCGCAGATGCAGGATCTGGCTCTGGGAATATTCTGAGAGGCACAATGGCGGCAGGTACATATGCCAGTGACACTTTCGGCGTGCTAAGTAGGATCATTCCTGTAGCGACATCGAGGGCGCGAGACAGCGTCTATGTTCCACTTGTAAGTTTGAAAACTACTACGCCTGCTGCACAAATCTTATTCAAATGCACCTATCAATATCTAACACAGGACTTTGTCAATACTGGAACGGCAATGTCACGCACGGCTACAAGCACGACTTCAACGGCTACAACATATGCACCAAACTCATTGACTAATGCTCATACACCAGCAGACGCTGCTTATCTAAAAATCTCAATCAGCCTTGGACAAACCGCTGGAACCTATGCAAGTCAATTGAGTGGCGATCTTTGTGAGGTGCGAGTTGTAAGCGGCAATCCATACTTGTATCTTGCAAATCGCCAGACACCTTCGGTTGCTCCAGCAGTCTTGGAATACACAAGTAATGGGCTTGACAGCAGTGTGCCGTTCTATACATCTGCAACAGGTAGCAAGTTTCAGGAGTTGGAGATCACCGATAACCTACTGGTAGGCGCAGACATTCAGGCGCAGGGCAACATCACCGCCACTGGCGACATCACTGCCGGTGGCGCAAACTCCAACTTGCTGGCACGCATCACTGCAACGGCAGCGCAATCGCTCACCAACAACACGCTGACCAAGATCACCTTCAACACTGCCAGCGCTACGCCCACGACTGACTCCTACGACCCACAGACTTGGTTCGATAACGCCAAC